ATCTGGGGTTATCAGGAACGCTATGGCGAATACCGCTACAAGCCTTCCCAAATCACGGGCCAATTCCGAAGCAATGCGACAACTCCGCTCGATACCTGGCATCTCAGCCAGGACTTCGCATCACTACCGCTACTCAACGACGTCTTCATCGAAGACAATCCCCCGGTCGACCGCGTTATCGCGGTTCTCGACGAGCCTCACATGCTGTTCGACAGCTATTTCGATCTGAAATGTGCTCGTCCCATGCCGCTTTACGGCGTACCAGGCATGATCGACCGGTTCTAATGGAACACTGGGACATATACTTTGCGTCCCTCTCAGGCTGGCTTCTCCATCCGGGTTATTTACGCCCGGATGCGAGTCCACCTACCCTCGAACAAATCGCCGAACTGTGCGATCAAATGGAGGAAATACGCAATGGCCGCATGGGTCGCCGGCGGGATCGCCGCTGCTAGTCTCGTTGGAGGCCTCATAGGAGGCTCCAAACAAAATAAAGCGAACCAATCCGCTTCGCGCGAACAGATGGCCTTTCAGGAACGAATGAGTTCCTCGGCCTATCAACGCGCAATGACCGATATGCGAAAAGCCGGTCTCAATCCAATTCTAGCTTACAAACAAGGCGGCGCTTCAACCCCGACCGGCCAAACCTGGCAAGCTCAAAACGTAATGGCGAAAGGCATCGATACGGCCTCTTCGGCTTACGCTACTGCCACTACAGCCGCTAATACGCGGCAACAAACCGCGCTCACCATGCAAAACGAACGCATGGCTAAACTCGACGCGGACAAAAAAGAATGGGGCGGCGACAATGCCGTTATTGGCGGCGTAATCGACGCTAACCGGGCAGCGAATGCGATCATGGCCCGGCCCCGAACCAAAAAGGGCGCCTATAGACCGCCCGTAAAAAAATCCAAACTCCGACCACTCGGCAAAAAACATCGGTTCTCGAAAGATAGAACCGACTATACCAACTGGGAGGAAATGCGGAACGACTGGCGTCGCGAAAAGAAACACCGCGCTCGCCGCTAATCTCCGTGACCACGCCGAGCATCTTCCCGCAGAGGGAGCGAAGCTCACTCACTTGACCGCTATCAGCGGTCGCCAAGCAAGGAAACCAACATGCGAAGCTCTTGCATAAAACACGACCGAGTCTTCACGCCGGTCGGAACACTGTCCCGAACTCAACAATCCTTTAAGGATGAAACGGACATCAATCTAATTATGGCGAAATACCAGAAGACTGGTGTTATCGACCACATCAACGAACACGGCGCCACCTATGGCGATCAACCGTCGGCTGCGGACTTTCACACCGCTATGAATCTCGTAGCGGATACCGAATCGATGTTCGAAGAACTACCATCGTCGGTCCGCGAATCGTTCGACAACGATCCAACCAAATTCCTCGACTATATCGAGGACGAAGAACGTCGGAACGAGATACTTGAAACCAAGAAAATCAACCCAGAGGAAACCGACGCCGAAACTCCACCGGCGGAAAAAACCGCCGATCCAGAGGCCGATCCGGCCGAATAGCACAGTGCTCTACTAGTTCTTAACTGTGCCAGCTGACAGATCCCATACCTACGGGGCTGTCAGCTGACAAACCCGAGAAGGAGCTACCATGAAGCGACGCTCTCGAATCAAACCCCGTGCATCCAAAAAGTCTTTCTCTCGATCTGCGTCCCGAACGCACAAGGCAAACAAGACCGGAATGCGCCCCCGCCGAGGCGGATGGCGCTTCTAAATGGTCTGTTATGCGCCTCTCCAGGCGTATCGGAAGCCGGACGGGGGGATCTCTTTCTCCCCGTCCACCGGCTACCGCGATCGCCAAATCAAGCTCAAATGTGGTCAATGCGAAGGCTGCCGCCTTGCCTACTCCCGCGAGTGGGCTATCCGCTGTTACCACGAATCACAAATGCACGAACAAAACTGTTTCGTCACTCTGACGTATAAAACAGTACCCGAAGGCGGAACACTAATCGCTGACGAACTTTCTGAGTTCATGCGCCGCCTTCGAACATCTCAAGGAAATGACATCCGTTTCTTCGGATGTGGCGAATACGGCGACGACTTCGGACGCCCACATTACCACGCCATAATCTTTAACTGGAAACCCAACGACCTACGGAAGTGGAAACAAAACAAACACGACGAATGGATCTACACCTCCCGCCAACTCGATAAAATCTGGTCTCTCGGTTACACCTACACCGGCGAGGCAACATTCAAATCTGCCGCATATACTGCGCGCTACATATTAAAAAAAATCACCGGAAATCAGACCGAATCACATTACAAAACGATCGATCCTGAAACCGGGGAAATAACAATCAAATTACAAGAATTCACAAGACAATCCCTCGGCAACAAAGAGACCGGCGGAATAGGAAAAACCTGGTACGACCAATTCGGAGATACCGATGCTCATAACCACGACGAGATCATCCTCGCGGGCCGGAAATATCCCGTCCCGCGCTACTACGATAAAATCCTTGAGGAACGCGATCCTTCTAGGTACGCTCTTATCCGTGCTGCCCGCTTGCGAAACGCTCGACAGCATGCTGAAAACAATACTCCGGAAAGACTGCGAGTACGTGCGCAAGTACAGCAACGAAAAACCCAACGTCTCTTACGAGACCAACATGACAAAGGAATTGAGCAATGAAAGTCTTCACAATCTTCGACGCAAAGGCGGACATCTACTCCCAGCCGTTCTATGCTCTCACCGACCCCGCTGCCGTCCGAACCTTCGCCGACGCGGTCAACACACCGGATTCTCCCTATAACCGGCACCCTGAGGACTATTCCTTGTTCTCGATCGCAGACTTTGACGATCGGACTGGGTTCATCAATTCATATCCCCAGCAACATCTCGGCCAGGCTGTCAATCTCCTGGACGAAGATATCAACCAACTTAAGGCGGTCAGCTAATGCCCAAAACAGTAATGTCTCATACGTTTTCGGAAATCCCGAAAGCGGAAATCCAGAGATCATCCTTCAACAGAAGTCACGGTCTCAAGACAACCTTCGACGCCGGGCTTCTCGTTCCAATCTTTATGGACGAAGCCCTGCCAGGTGACACCTTCAACCTTAAAATGACTGCCTTTTCACGACTGGCAACGCCTTTACATCCATTCATGGACAATCTGTTCATGAACTCATTCTTTTTCGCTGTGCCGATAAGGCTCATCTGGGACAACTTCCAGAAATTTAATGGCGAACAAGATAATCCCGGCGACTCAACGGACTTCCTGGTCCCAACAATTACGTCGCCACCAATCGCCGGCTACGCCGAACTCTCACTGCCCGACTACCTCGGAATACCGACCAAGGTCCCGGACCTGGTCCACTCCGCTCTCTGGAACCGCGCATACGCGCTTATCTGGAACCAGTGGTTCCGAGACGAAAATCTGCAGGACTCAATAACCGTCAACAAGGACGACGGTCCCGACAGCCCAGCGGACGTGGTTATCCAACGCCGCGGCAAACGTCATGACTACTTCACAAGTTCACTTCCATTCCCGCAAAAGGGACCGGCGGTCAATCTTCCGCTCGGCGAATCTGCGCCTATCGCAACTGACGCTCCGATCTCCGGTAGTCTTTTCGTGGAATCAACTGTTACCGGAAATGACCAGCTACTGAACTCAGCTGCGACCAACCTGGTCCTCTCATCGACAACGGGCGCGGGCTTCGATCCACTCTACGCCGATCTCTCAGCAGCCACTGGCGCGACGATCAACGAGCTGCGCGAGGCGTTCGCGATCCAGAAACTTTATGAACGTGACGCTCGAGGCGGGACTCGGTACACCGAGATCATCCGTTCTCACTTCGGCGTTACAAGCCCTGACAGCCGCCTACAGCGCGCTGAGTACCTGGGTGGGGGTCAGTCCACCATAAACGTCAATCCGGTCGCACAGACCTCCGGAGGGATCGACGTGGCGGATAATACGCCCCAGGGTAACCTCGCCGCATACGCTGTCTCCACAATGCAGCACGGTTTTACCAAATCGTTCACCGAACACTGCATCCTCCTCGGCCTGGTCTCCATCCGTGCCGATCTCACCTATCAGCAAGGCTTGAACCGAATGTTCAGCCGCTCTACACGCTTCGACTTCTACTGGCCCAGCCTCTCCCATATCGGGGAGCAATCAATCCCCAACAAAGAAATCTTTGCTCAAGGATCGGACTCGCCTGGCGATGACGATCTCATCTGGGGTTATCAGGAACGCTATGGCGAATACCGCTACAAGCCTTCCCAAATCACGGGCCAATTCCGAAGCAATGCGACAACTCCGCTCGATACCTGGCATCTCAGCCAGGACTTCGCATCACTACCGCTACTCAACGACGTCTTCATCGAAGACAATCCCCCGGTCGACCGCGTTATCGCGGTTCTCGACGAGCCTCACATGCTGTTCGACAGCTATTTCGATCTGAAATGTGCTCGTCCCATGCCGCTTTACGGCGTACCAGGCATGATCGACCGGTTCTAATGGAACACTGGGACATATACTTTGCGTCCCTCTCAGGCTGGCTTCTCCATCCGGGCTATTTACGCCCGGATGCGAGTCCACCTACCCTCGAACAAATC